GGTTCTGTCAAGATGTTGGAAGGTATGGGCGACGATTTGACAGACAAGACTATCCATTTTAGTATAAGAATAGATGAATAACATTTTATAATATTCTATTCCTGTTGACATTGTATTAAGGTGTGATAATATTACCAGCATATATCAATAAGTGAAGGTAAAAAATAATACACAACATAGTGCGAGGTAGAGATTATGAAATGCCCGATTTGCAAAGAAGAGTTTAAATATGATCACCGGCTGGGCAACCATCTGATGTCTGAGTTCGGGCCGCACGAATATAATGTGGAAGAGCTTTTCGGCATGTTGTTCGGTGAGGTCGAGATGTTGAAAGACAGGATTAGGGAACTCGACCGCCGCATCACGTTCGGCAAATAAGGAGATTTGCAAATGAAAAACTACGTTTTAATGACACGCCGCAGGGTTAGGGATGACCTTGTGCGCATCTTTGGAAATCAGGGAAACAAGGTATGGGGTGTTTGTGTGCCGATGACTTGGGCCTCTCTTGAAATAGGGGATGGCTGGTATTGGTTTGAGCCTGTGTACGAGTGGCTCGATTTCTGCACCCGTTATGGCAAGGAGCTTTTTATTCATTTTATAGACAGGTCTTTTGCTGCCGATGAAATAACCACACCCGAATACATAGAGGTTGTGCAGACGGTAAACGGTGGGTGGTGCCCGAAGCTTTGGGAATCTCAAACGATGCGCCGGTCAAACAAGGTGATACGAAAACTGGGCGAGGTGTTTGACACCCATCCGCACTTTGCGGGGGTGAAGTTTATGGAATCTATCATACGACCGGCAAATCAGGGCGGTGAGGCTAATCAGTACAATGATTGGATTTACAGTGCTATGATGAGGTGGCGTTTGGCATCTGCGGCAGGTCATATGCCTAACTCCACTGTTATTCAAAACATGAACTGGGGGTCGTCTGTGGTGTTGGATGTCATCAACGACTTTGAAGACCTGATTGTGGGTCTTGGGTGCCCCGATCTTGTGCCTGACGAGGGCAGGTTCCCAGACAAGGCCAGAATGCCTGTTTACGATTACTACCCCAACTACAAAGGGCTTATACCTCTTAGCTGCGATGTGCAGACACCCGACTTGCACATAAAAAACACCAAGGGGGTTTTCACCCTCGACAACTTCTGGCAGATGGCAACTGCCACTCTTGACCTCGACATGCTGTTCTGGGCCTTTGTTGAGGAACCTTGGTTTAAATTCAAATTCATCGAAGACATTTTACCTTATATAAATGAAAAAGCCTGAAGCCGTAAAATCTGTTAGGGAACTCGAAAGGCGTGTAACATTTGGACGGTAAAAAATATACCCGTAAGGAGACTAATTTGAAAATGGATAAAATACATCCAAAATTTATAAAAGCGAAAAAAGAATTAGAAAACAAAATTCGAGAATTTATAACAGGCGCAGTTGGTGATTTTGAATCAGAAGTCGGTATGTGGATAACATCTCTGGATGTAAAATATGTAAAAAATGGTTACATGTCATGTATTGAAATAGATATGAAACATAATATCGAACTACCAATATGTGGATAACATCTCTGAATGAAAAAGCCTGAAGCCGTAAAATCTGTTAGGGAACTCTATAAGAAGCTCATTGCCGCCGACGGGGTTTCTGTGTTCGAGGTCGAAGAAACCCCCCTCGTTGCTTTCGACCAGAAATATGGGGAACGTCGCACCGGCTGGGTCGATGTCATTGTGAAAGTGAGGTACCATGAGCGTTAACGAAGTTATAAATCACATTATTGAAAAAGAGAGGGTCATTTCATCTTACACCTATTATAATGCAGACTGTCTTAAGTGCGGTGAGGTTCACAAGAGGATGATTCGGGTCGGTGCTCTGGTTTTCTGCGAGGTCTGTTTTAAAAAGGTGTTCGGCTCTGCCACTGAATTTAAGATCGGCAGCGAACTGCACGAGGTGTACAAGCACTGGCTTTCTATGTGGAAGAAGAAGTATGGCTAAGAAACTTGACTTTAAAATACTGGCCACCTACGCAGACGGCACTGTATATGTTTTTATCAACGGTGTTAATTATAAGTACGTGGTCGATACTGCCTACTACGATCAAATTGATAGACTTTACAAGGGTTTCAAACCCGGCAAGGCGTTAGCTTTGTTAAAAAAGGTTGCGAGGTCATGCAAAAAACTTTCGACATTTCATCAGTCAATGGATTAATTATAGGTATAGTCGGCAGTCGCCGCCGAAATGACACAAAAGACTACATGATTGTCAGAGACAAGTTTTTTGAACTCTGTGGAGAAGATGACATCATCTGCTCTGGTGGGTGCAGCAGAGGTGGGGATTCATTTGCCCACTACATAGCTCAGAATTTCGGCATACCTATTATTGTATTCTACCCAAATTGGAAAGACATTGGCCGTTCCGCTGGTTTCGTTCGCAATACCTATATCGCCCAGATAAGTGATATCTTAATTGCCTGTGTCTCTGAAGACCGCAGAGGCGGCACTGAAGACACCATACATAAATTTTTGCGCTACCATAAGAAAGAGTACTTGCATATAGTATAGTGTAAACCTTGACAAATTAAGAGCCTTGTGTTACTTTTGGGCATGGAAGAAACGTGTGAGGTCATAACATTGGCTAATTTAAGAAGCCCCTGTGAACGTTGTGATATTCACCACGCACGGCTTGACAAAAATTGTGATGTCTGCAAAAACTGTCATGACCGTGCTCAGTACGCTTTGATTACCGAGCGTCTTGAAGCGGGGTATTCTTTACCACATGTTTCCATGAAATGGGCGTTGGCCCACTCATGCCCGAATTGGAGGCTCTCTGACTATGCCGACAAAAGAAAAAAGAGAGAATGCACGTTTACCGGCTAGATATGCTTCACTGTTTGGCACCTTGCGGGTACATCGTGGGGTTCTTTCAAATGAGCACGATGTTGAAGATCAGATAAAACTCGCCCAGTGGGATGCTGCCCCCCTCTGCCGTATGGAAGATTGCCCCGCCTTTTCAATCTGCGATTATAAAAGCAAAAGTAGAAATCACCGCTGCCGCACCGTTGTCTACTATGTTCACCAGAGGGCGGTGATGTATTTTGAATCCCTAACTTATAAAGATGATGATAACGTTCGCCATAGTTACGCTACCGAGGCTCAGTTGCAGGATGTCGGTATGAAGATCATACCCTTGTGGGTTAATATTTGCAGGGCAAAAATTGAACTGGCCGGTGCTGAATCTCTTAGCTATATTGGCAGCAGGGGCAACATCATGGTTCACCCCCTTGCCGACTATATAAATAAAACCATGTTTACCATTACCAAGCTTGAGAAGGAGTGTGGCCTGCGCCAGTATATGAATAGTGGTATTGCACCACCGGATGAACCGACGTTTAAAGATGGGGATATCGAGCCTGATTTTTATGCTACCTTGGAATCTAAAGACGGCCCCCAGATACAAGACCCTGCCAAAAAGAAAAAGAAGCTGTACAAACGAAGAGGTAAATGAAGCCTAAACTCATTAGAAGAATAAAAAAGCCCCGGAATTACCGTGATGGTGCCGAGGGCTTTATTTTATGGTGTGAACACAAAGTCTATATACCCATCTACCCAGAAGATTCTGATATCGCCACATGGACTCGCATTGGCGAACTCCCCACCGAAAAAAACCCAGAGACAGGTCGTTCTTATGTCGATATGTGGAACGAGCAAAAGAAGATCGCCCGTCAAGCCCTGCGTATGCGAAATGGCCGTTTTGTTCACCGGCTCATAGTTTTGTGCTGGCCTCGTGGTGAGGGCAAATCATTTTTTGCCTGCCTCTTTCAATTGTGGAAGTTCTTTAACTGGCCCCGTCAGCAGATTATGCTTGGTGCAAACTCCAAGGACCAGATCAAGTTTGTTCACTTTGACATTATGAGGGATATCGTTTTAAACAGCCCTGAGCTTTTGAAATCTGTTGGTGGCAAGCGCAACCTCAAAGAAAAAGAAATCAGAATTAGGAACAACGACGGTGACATCGTTTCTTTTATTAGATCAATCTCCTCATTTACGGGTATCGTGTCAAATATTACTGGCTACACCTTCTCTGAAATGTTTGACATGAAAAACCCCAAGTTCTTTACCCAGTTGGATGGCTCTATTCGTAACGTGCCAAATGCTATGGGTGTGATCGATTCCACTGTATCTGACAAGCAACACGTACTCTATCAGCTATACTTAAATACCATTGTGAACAAGACCACCAGAAATGTTTTCTTCAGTTATCGCTATGCGAGAAAGGGAGCACCCGAAGAATACTGGCACCCCTTTATGACCGACGACCAGTTAAACGATTACAGGGCGAAGTTTCCATTTGGTGAGTTCGAGCGATACTTTCAGAATTTGTGGACAGCCGGTCAGCAACAGGTCTTCAACGAATCTATGATCGATGAGATTGGTATTATAGCCTGCGACGGCCAATTGTTAAACCATGCTGAAACCATCAAAGTGCTTTATAAGAAACATGAGCTTTTAGAGTCTGCTATGGATATGGCTAACAAGGGTCTGGGCGATGCTGTGGTCACACTCGAATCCAGAATAGAGAATCTTGAAGGCCGACTTACCCCCGTTGAAAATTTTTACAGATTGCATAACCCATACAACACACCAGAGGCAGCTACCATTGATCATCTACTTCAGTTAGGGGAACAACTCGACACTGACTGGGCTATTGTGGCTGGGGTGGACTTTGGCGACCCCTATGCTGTGTCTGGGCTTGCGAGAACTATAACTGGGGCTATGGCTAAGGGTCTGCCGGGTAGCAAATCGAACCCTCACCTTATGTTAAATGAAGAAGCGGCTCCACCTTATATATATTTGCTTTTGCACTTAGTTGATGTAAAAGATCATAGCCTTGATTCTGTGAAACAGATTTTAGATGTGCTTGATACCGAATACGACGGTATCGATTCTTTTTGCTCAGAGCGTTTTGGTGCTTGGGATGTTGCCCAGTGGTGTGAAGATAGGGGTATTTATTTTGAGCCGGTGTTCCCAAGTTATCAGAGACAAAAAGAAGGTTTCAATCAATTTTACAATACCATCGACAAGGGCCGTTTTAAAACCCCGCCTGTAAAAGTGAATGGTTCTAAAAAAGAGGATATCATTCGTGAAGAGCTTTCTGTTTTTATGCACGATTCAGAAAAGAGGTGGTTTGGTTCACCAGAGAAGATGGAAAAACATGGCATTCAAGACGACGCTGTTTTCATGCTCTGCTGGGCTATGTACGGTGGCCGTAATATAAATGTTGATAAGTTTCGCCTGCGTGGAATGAAAAAAGGTATGTTCGGTTTTACCATTGAGAACAAAGATGTGGTCGGTGCCTACTCTTAAAAAATCCTTTCAAACTTGACAAACCCCACCGTTTTCGGTAACAATTATAATTAGACAACTATTAACTTGTTACCGAAGGCGACCCTATGAGAAAAAATGATTTACCTGCCAGACTGAGTGAGGAATCCCTACAATATCTTGATGACATGCCCGATGATCTTCTCAGGGCTATTTCTTTTTCAATGCCTTGGCAACACAGTGACGTTGAGGTTACAAAAGACCCTGATGGTTTTGCGATAAAGACCACTGAAGATGAAACCCTCGACACCAATCAGTACCGTGACGAGTTGCAAAAGGCGTGTTTTAAAAAGGTTCATCAAAACCCACATTTTAATACATCTGTTCGAGGGCTTGCAGGCCGGTTGACCGGTCTTGGTTTTGAAACCCTTTCTGAAGTTTGGGAAATTCAGGAGACCATCGAGCAGATTGAGCTTGACCCCCGCAACCGGCTTTATTATTTTTGGCCCAAATATATTCAGAGATGGCTCATTGAAGGGGAACTCTTTCTTGTGCTCACTATTCACCCCACTGGTTTTGTGGAAGTTGACTTTCTCGACCCTACAACTATCTGTGGTGGAGGTGATAACAATTCTGGCATCATTTTTCACCCAGATAAGACTTTAATGCCCCTTATTTACAATGTTAGGGAAACTAAAGACGAAAAATTGATAAAACCTACCACTTATCGCCAGATTCCATCGATTTTCGTCGCTAGATACCCCAAAACTTTGAATATAGCCAAAAAACACAAAGATTTTGATGAAAAAAAGCAGTCAAAAAGCAAAAATCGAAGCCCAAAGTTCAAAGATTTTAAGGGATTTAATCAATTTGTGATCGGTTTTGATAAGGGTTTTTTAACCCGTAGAGCCATCTCTCACCTGCGTACAACGCTTGAATGGCTTAATTATTACGAGAATTTGAAGAAATACGAGATTGACCACAAAAAAGCTTCTGGAGCCTATGCTTGGGCCTTCACTTTTGAGGATGTTAGAGCTTTCAAACAGTGGCTTTTGCTCACAGACGACGAAAAGCGCAAGACTGCCATAGGTACTAAAATTACCCCCGGTAGTAAAATTGTGGTTCCACCGGGCATGAAGGTAGAGGCTGTCAACCCTAATTTGACCTCTATTAAGGACCAAGATACCGATGTTTTGCAGATGGTGGCTGCTGGCTTAAATGAACCTGAAGACGTTTTGACAGGTGTTGCCAGATCGAGTTATTCGTCTGTAAAGGCTTCTCGTGGGCCGATGTCAGACCGTGTTTCTGATGAGGTGGCCCAGCTTAAAAACTTTTTGATACATGATTTTTGGGGTTCTGTGTTCTTTTTGAAAAGCAAGGTTTCAGACTTCCCAATGACATTCACTGAACGAAGAGCCGTCGCTTTCAAAAAGCAGGAACCCGTTTTTAAAAATATAAAACGTCGGGCTGAACAATTGATTGATGTGGTGTTCCCAACATCTGATATTGAAGACATGGCTGAAAAAGCCCGTGCCCTGCTCGGTGTCAAACACGGGCCGTTATCACAAACTTTGGGCATACCCAGTTCGGCAGCGGCCAGAAAACTTGGGTTCTATGCCTACGGTGCCCAAAGGTTGCGTCGGGCTACCGAAGAAGAAAAATACCCTGAATTGGTTTATGAGGGTGGTGTGGATGCTGAATCGATGCAAGAGTCTGTTGAGGGGGAACAACCCAAAAAACCTGCCCTTGTAAAACGAAAAAAACAGCAAAGTGTGGTGAAGAAGTCTTGAAATATTTTGCAAGGTGGCTAATCGTTTTTTCACTCATAATTTTAGGAATTTTTACTCTGTTCTATACGGGTTTGATTGTGAAGATAAATGACGCTGATGTGACTAAGATCAGTTTTTTGATTCTCGTTTTGTTTGCAGGGCTTTCTATCAGAGTGGGTTATTGTCTTTACAGGGGCGTGTGCCTACCTATGGAATATGCATATTTCATAAATGATGCTTTTTTAAAGCTTGGTTTGATTGGTACGGTTTGTGGGTTTATTTATATGCTCTACTATACTTTTAGTGGGATCAATCTGGCCGATGTTGCAAGCACACAGGGTTCCTTAATCGAAATGGGCAAAGGTATGGGCACTGCTCTTTATACTACCGCAGCCGGTCTGATATGTAATCTTATTTTGAAAGTGCAGCTTTTTATCTATGAACAGTACAAACGACAATACAAGTCTTTTTGACCTTATTTTTAATATAGCTTTAGGTTTGTGTTTGATGTTTATGGTTTCAGTAATTGTGATGAGGATTGAGAACCAGAAGTCAAATATTAAAACGAAAGCTGAATTTACTATTATATTAACTTGGCAGGATGGCATCAACCACGATGTTGACCTCTGGGTGCGTGACCCTCAAAAAAATGTTATCTCTTTTAAGTCCAAGGAAAATGGTATAACCCACCTAGACCGTGATGATCTCGGTATGACAAAAGATTATTTTATCAAAGACGGTAGAACTATCTACGTGATGACCAATCAGGAAATTGCTACGATAAGAGGTTTCATGGCTGGTGAGTGGGTTATAAGCAGTCATTTCTATCGTGTAAGTGAAAGTGAAGAACACGTAGCAAGGTGTCGAGTTCAGATCACCAAGCTTAATCCCACAGCCACGATAATCCTAGATAAGCCTTTTGTACTTGATAGACGTTGGCAGGAAAAGACGTTGGCCCGTCTGATGATGTCACAAAGTGGTAATATAATGGAAGTTGATGAGAACATCTCGATACCCCTTGTTGAAACCTATGTTGAGAATGCAGTTTCTCTTGGAGATGAGTATTAATGTTTTTAGGTTTTAGCTTAATTACCCTTTCTTACGTTGTGTTGGTGGTTCTGGGTATATGGCTGTTGACTAACAGAGAAATGGGTGTGGTTCGAGTTTTTGTGATGCCTTTTCTAATATGGTATGGAGCAGCTATCTATATAGGCTCAAGTTCGATGCTTGGCTATCCAACGGGTTCCCTAATGAAAGATGGCACGATAATTGTTTCTGTGCGTATTGTTGAACCGAGGCAAAATGTTGAAGGGGGTATGTATTTCTGGGGTATCCCTTTAGAGAAGATGACTGATAAAACATGTGTGCCGAGATCATTTTACCTGCCTTACGACCCTGAATCGCACAAACAGTTAATGAATAAGAAAAATGATAAGGAAGGTGTTTTAGTGTGGCGGCGAAATAGGGCGAAACTTGGCAGGGTCAAAAAAAAGGACGGTATGGAATCTGTTGGTACCTTCGAGATTTTAAACCCCTCTAAGATTTTAACTAAGGAAGAATAATGTTCAGGTATGAGTGCCCAGAGTGCGGTTATAGGGAGGAACGTTGTTTACCCATCACAAAATTCACCTGTAAAGAAGACAAAACGTGCCCCAATTGTGAGAGATGGTTTTTAGAGCCTGAACTTAAAAGCGATGTGAAAAGAACGAGTAAAAAATATTTGATCCGTAAGAAAAGGAGAGAGTGAGATGCCTTGGTCAGCGTCAGATGCGAAGAAACACAAAAAGGGGCTGACCCCTGCTCAATCTGCGAAATGGGCCTCGATAGCCAACGGGGTTTTAAAGAGTTGTCAGGCTTCAGGTGGCAAAGATTGTGAGGGCAAAGCGATAAGAATTGCGAACTCAAAATTTATTGAGTTGCCTGATGGAAAAATATTTGATATAATCCAACATGATGAACATTTTGGAATTTCTGAAGAAGAAAGAGACTCGTTTGCGCCAAAAGATAAACCCGGTGGTTCTAATGCCGGTAAGTATAAAAAGGGGCCGTTTTGTGGGCCTTCAGGGGGCGCACCGAAAGGTACTTACCCTGTAAACACCCGAAAACGTGCCATTGCTGCGATTGCCTATGCGAGACATGCGCCGAACCCTTCAGGGATTAAATCTTGTGTGTGTCGCCACTGGCCGTCGCTTGAAGCATGTAAGAAAAAATCAAAACAAAGTGAGGATGGTCTAATGGAAGAAAAACTGCCGAAAGGAGCTCTTAGATTCGTAGATCAGGGGTGTCATGCGATCACCCAATTTGTGGAAGGTGAGGGTGAAGAGAAAACACCGAAACTTAAAATCACCGGTTATTCAGGTGGTATCATCAAAAAACATTGGTACTGGGGTGATTTGGGTATTGATTTGGAAGGCATACAATTCAAAGAGAGCAAATACCCCGTGCTTGAAGATCACGATACAAGGCGTAAAATAGCTGTTATGGGCAAGCCTGTTATTGAAGATGGTAAACTGGTGGCCCCCGACAATGTAAGATTTCTGCGTACACCAGCGGCTCAGGAGTTTATTAGGGATTCTGAAGATGGGTTCCCTTTTCAGGCCAGTATCTACGCTAAACCCTCTGTGATCGAGAGAGTGCCAGAGGGTGAAACTGTGGAAGTTAATGGTATGAAATTGAAAGGGCCGGGTACGGTGTTCCGCAAGTGTGAATTTAAGGAAGTTAGTGTTTGTGTTTTCGGCTGGGACAGCCGTACACAGGCTTCGGCTTTCAGTAAAGATGAATTTGAAACCGTCACCTTTACTGAGAAGCAGGCGGGTTGTTCAGATTGTGATGATGATCTTGAAACCGCTGATATTAAACTTATAAAGCGTAAGAAGGAGGTGACAACGTTAATGGATTTAGAGGAACTGAAAAAAGAGCATCCTGATATTTATCAGCAGGCTCTTGATGCAGGCAAAAGCGCAGCTTTGGCTGAAAAAGAAAGTGGAGACAACAAGATTCTTGCCGCCATCGAAAAGCTTAATGAGCGTATCGATGGGATGGAAGAAGGCATGACCAAGTTGAATGAAAGTGATACTCTACGCTCTGAAAAGGAACTCGCTGGTGTAGCCGACAAGGTGTGGAATGAACGGCTGTCAAAAAGTGAGATCATACCGGTCAGACTGCATTCCGAAATAAAAACCACTGTAAACCATAACAAGTTCATCGGTGAGGATGGTAAATTCGACCGTGAGGGTTTTGGTGAGGCTGTTGATGCCAAAATCTCTCTGTGGGAAGAAAACCTCAAGCCTGAGGACGAAATTATGGGTTCCGGCATGTCTGAGCAAGACTTGGATGGTAACAAGGCTGACGAGGTGAAAGAAGAGAACAACCAGATGGTTCTTAGACTTCGTAAGCTTGCCGGTGAAAAAATTAAGGAAGACGAATAAAAAAATCTCATTCTATAAGGAGGTGAAGTTTTAATGGTAGATACCTTATATCAATACAATATGGACATACCCGGTGTAATTCACGGTGTTCAAGATGATTACAGACGCTTGTTTTACTCAGACCACATGGCCGCTTTGCGTGTGCCTGTTACCATACAGGCTGGCTATGGCCTGATTAAGTCTGGTACTGTGATGGCTTTAAACGAGTCAGCGGCGGGTAATGTCGCAAAACTCGTGCCGTATGCGGCCACGACCTTCCCAGCCAGTGTTGACGCTGCCCGTGCTTATTTGGTGGCAAATAGTGGCACCACCGATAAATTTGTTTATGTCTCGATGGACGATAGCTACAAGTTTGCGGTAGGTGACGATGTTATCTTAAATGATGACACCACTGCGGCTGAGAATAAGGGTGCAATTACGGCTATTGATCGTACCAGCGAAAACCACCGTGCGAAAATCACTTTTACCGCTGCAATTGGTGGTACGGCTTACACCACTGCAAGGTATGCTCATCTTCTGGTTGAAGCTGGTGATTCTTCTAACAACTACAGCGATGCTGTTGGTATTTTGGAACATTCTAAAGACACGGGCACAGGCGTTAACTCTGCTGGTGCCGTTGCCAGTTTGGTAATCGGTAACTGTGTGCTTTATGACGGTGTTCTGTTTAATATGGACAGTGCCGCCAAAACAGATTTATCTGCCACTGTTTTTGGGCAGTATCTTTACATCAAATAAAATTTCACTTATAAAGGAGGTGAAAAACCTATGCCTAAAGGTGCTTCAGATATACCGATTCTGCGGTTAGAGGTATTAGAGGGTTTTATGCAAACCTTCCAGACACCGCCGAATCTGCATTTTATTAACATGTTTTCTTCTTCCAACTCACCGTCGAGTTCAATTCGTTGGGAATCTCAGAGAGGTGGGCGTGGCATGACACCGTTTGTGCCACCGGGTGCCCCTGCCGAAGTGACGGCCCCGCACGGGATTGCCGAGCACAGAGCCGAGGCTGCTTTCTGGAAAGAGAAAATGTACTTTGATGAGGAATTCCTCAATAACCTTAGAAAACCCGGCACCACTGCCGAATACCACAGTGCCGAAGAGAAGCTGGCCAAAGAATTGTCAATGCTCTCTAATAGGTCTAACCGCCGAAAGGAGTGGATGTTTGCTAAGATGCTCTTTGACAACGGTTTCAACTACGATGTCAAGGGTGGCTACAAGGCCACAGTGAATTACGGTGTTCCTTCGGACCACCGTGTGACGCTGGCTTCGGCTGCTAACTGGAACGACGGTGGCAGCAAGAATATCTTAAGTGATATTCAAGATGGAAAACGCAAGATCAAGGAGGACTGCGGTGGTGATGTAAACGTTGCTATGTGTAACAGCTATGTGCTCAAGTATTTGGGTAATGACACCACAATCCGTCAATTGCTGTACCGTAGTCAGTTTGGTGTTGGTGTGGGTAATCCATTCTCTGGCAATTTGCACAACTTAATCGGGGTAAACCCGACTGTGCTGGCTGCTCTGCTCAATATCGATAATCTCATCATTTATGATGAGATGTATGAGGTCAGAGCTTGGTTGACGGCTGCGGTTACAGGTGGTTCCACCACTTGGATTACGGTCGATGACAACCATGATTTTGTTGCCGGTGAGAAGATTCGCTTTTGGGATGTCTCTGCGGGTACGTATGAAGATACTTACATTTTGCAGATTGAAAGCGAAACCAACCGTGTTCAACTCTCGGCACCTCCGGCTGCGAGTTACAAGGCCGGTGAAGACTATGTGACAATGGCCCGGTATTTCATTCCGAACGATAAGTTCCTAATGATGGCCACCAGCGTCGATGGTCAGCCAATTGCTGAATACAAACAAGCCCCGTTTGGGCTTGACCGTCATTACGGCCAGAAAACTGACCGTCATGAAGAATGGGATCCCGATGGTGTTTGGATTCGGGTACAAGACAAGGGTTTGCCCGTATTGAAGAACCGTGACGCTCTGTATGTCTTAGACGTTGTGGCGATTCATCCGGTTGCTGGCAAGGCTCTTACCTCGACGACGACTACCACAACTACGTCATCGAGTTCAACAACCACCACTACGACTGCTTAATGCGGTCTAAGGGAGGCAATCATTATGAACAGTGCAGTTCGATTAATACGAACCATTAAATTCGGTTCTGGAGTCGATGCGACTATCTATGAGGAGGGGGTGTTGAAACCGCCCCTTCCTCAAGAGATAATCGACGAGATGAATGCAGGCAACCCTTTTATCAAGCCTATGGGTGACGAAAAACCCCAAAAAATTTTCGATTACGCTTCTGAGATGCAGGTTAAAACACCTGACATGTCACATTTTAAAACCACCGCTACTTCAGTAGGCAAATCTGAAGTCGGTAACCGTGACAAGCCGGAGGTTGAAGAGCCTAAACCCAAATTAATTAGAAGGGTAAAACTTATTAGGAGGCGAAAGAAACCGTGAGCCTTACAACAGATCAAGCGATAATCACCTTGAAGCAGGAATTTAAAAGCCTCGCCTCAAAATTAAATGCTCAAGATTTCAAAAACGCTGTGGATACCACTGAGCGTGAAACAGGCTGGTCTTTGCCTGTGGATAACAACGATAAAGAAAACTGGTTTGTGCGCCGTGCCAAACGTCACCTATTTTATTACCTGATGACCGAGGCTGCTCACAAATTCAAGTTTGAAGGTATAAATTTACAACAACGCTTTGAACATTACCGTGTGATCATCAGAGATGAAGACCGTGCGTGGAATGACTTCTTCGAGGCCAATGCACATCTACTGGCCGGTGTTGCTGCGAGGGAACTTTTTGGCACGGTTGTTCATGCTGGGTTTCAATATGATCTTATCGGTCAAGATTCCACTTATACAAACGACAACGATGTTGAGATAAACCCGAATGATGATGACTAACCGATGGGCAAATTTCGAACTTTCAGAATTTGATTGCAAGTGTGGTTGTGGCCTGAACAATATAAAATACACATTTGTGGATAAACTTCAGTATGCCCGTAGCCGTGTAAATCTGGTTTTCATTATAAATTCAGGTTGTCGTTGCTACCACCACAATAGGGATGTTGGTGGCAAGCCCTCATCTGATCATCTTACAGGTGAAGGGGCTGATATTGTTTGTGTTACCAGTTCGGGCCGTTTTTTAATGTATGATGCTTTGCGTGATGCTGGTTTTACCCGAATAGGTGTTGGTCCTAATTTTATTCATGTTGGTATGAGACAAGATAACCCCCAAGAAGTTTTTTGGATATACCCATGACAATTGGCCCTGATATAAAAGAAGCTGTTGAAGAAGTCGGTCTTAGCATCACCATTGTTAGGGATGCCGGTAATGTTACCGGTGAATATATCTACACAAAAGCGAATGCTCAGGTCACAAAACCTTTTATTCGTGAGTTTTTCTTAGAGGGTAAATTCTCATACGACAGCGCAGCGGTTGCCGGTGATTTTGTTGAATTTAATACGACCGGTGACCGTTACATAATAATGAATTTTACGCCACTTCTTTTTGAAAATGAAGTTTATCAATATGATGTGGTTTTGTATAAAACAAACGTAACACTTACGATCTACCGGCCAACTGAGGTTAGAGAAAACTACCGCACCCGCACCGTATGGGCTGTTGTGAAATCGGGTGTTAAATTGCTTTTAACCTCTGCTTTGTTTGGTAATGATCTTGAAACTGATGAACAGCTTGGGATGCTGGGCCTCGAACAAAATGAGCTTTACGTGCCTTCAGGTATTGGTATTCAGCCGCTTGATAGGGTATGGCTGAGTACAGGGGAATACTTCAGGGTAGAAGAGGTCATCAGACGGCGTTTTGAAAATGTCGAAGTAGCCACTGTGGGTGAAGATACCAGAGATTGGACTACCACCACCACCACGACAACTTCAACCACGACTACGACGACAGCTTAAGGGTTCTTTTTCATGGGTTCAACTTATTTAGCACGGGGAGGTGCTAATGTCTATCACGATCATCATAGATTGCCCTAACTGTAAAAAAGAGATCAGATTGCGTGACGAGTACGATGAGACACCGTGCCCTTTTTGTGGGTACAAGATAACCCTGCTGCCTCAAGGTGAGATGCAGCAGGTTGATCCAAGGTGTGTCATATGAAAGTCGGCTTTTATTTTAAGGCCGACGATCTTAAGCGGTGGTTACGTGCGGTTGAAAACCTTGCGAAACAGGCTCAATTAGCCGAAAAGAAACTGCCGTTTGAAGGAGCCGTTGCTTACCGTAATTTGGTCTTGCAGAATCTTTCTCATCAGCGTTATGGGTGGCACAGGCTTTCAGCGAGCTATGCTGAATGGAAAGCTAATCATGGCTACCCCACAAAATTCTGGCAGATGACCGGTGAGCTTATTAGAGCGATCAGGGTCTTTCGTGCCAAGGGTTATAGAAATAAAGATGGGTGGGCAGGTGGTGTTGACCCGAATATGTATGCTCCAAAGATTGGCTGGTCAAATAAGCCAAGGGGCAACATCAGAATAATTCAATATGCCCTTTACACCGAAGAGGGCACAAAGACACAACCGCCCCGACCGCTTTTTATGCCCACTGCCTATGATTATGCAGAAAGGCTGTGGCCTGTTTTGGGTGCCAAATATCACAACCGATTTAGGAGTGTGTGGCGATGAAAACACCAATCAATTATGTAAATGAAATAGATGCTAATTTCTTGATATGTAGCAGCAAAAAGCTATCACGGTTGTCTGTGGAGTGGGGCAAGTTCAGTGTTGATATGAACCGTGAAATTAGGGAGCGCATTGAAAACAACGACCCTGACACTTTAATGCTAAAATACGTTTTTATCTATTGGGTGAACCGTTCACAGCATTTGCAGCTTTTGTATGAGAAGCGTGGTGGTCTTCTGGGTAAGGGCAAGATTCGCAGAAAAAACAATGAGTGCCGTGAGATTCGCAATATCATTGTAAATGGTCTTGATACTGATCCTTTAAATCTAAAAATGCAAAGCAGATGGTCTGATTTTATAGGCCGAATAGTGGGGAGATGATTTTATGGCTTTTGACGATACTGCAAAAGAAGCCAATATACGAGATAGTTATCACAAATACCTGATTGACAGTAGGCCATCGAGTGTGCCGGTCACAATTGATAAGGGGCTGTCTGACCCAGATTTAACCAATAAAAACACTGAAAAGTGGATAGCTGTAAATTTTGGCCCGCTTACAATCGGCCATATGTCTGTGGTTCATTGGGAGGTCTTTTTGTGTACCCGCCGTGACAATGAGTACTTTAAGCTCTCAAATTTAAGAGATCAGATAATGGCCTTGCATTTTGATGCCGATAAAACAGATGGGCTTAGGCGTATAACATTGTATCGCAGCAACCCAAACCAAGACTCTTCTTTGTGGACGTCTATTGGCACCATTTTAATTACTGATGTTATGCAGTCTGGCAACCTTGATGGTCCAGATGAAACCAAATATAAAATACTGACTGTGTTGAGCAGAATACCCACACAGATATGAGGGGCACAATGAAAAGACGAATTTTTCACTATTGCACGATTTGTGGTAAAAAATTGATAGAGCGTATGCCAAACGGTCTGCTTCGATTTCGGTTTGGTGAAAAAACTGTGGGTGATGAAAATGTGTACCCTGTTGTTGATATCAAGGTGCATGGCTCAATACAGATGCAGTGCTTTCGATTTGATTGTCGGGTGAAACACCCCGACCATTGGAATACGATAAATTTTTTTCCGGGTTCACAACCTGAAGGAAACCAATCGCAGGAAAAAACTGGCCACGATTCTAAAAATAAGGAGGTGATATAGTATGGCTCGTACAGGTCCTGTTACCAGAGACACCAGTGCTGTTGCTCTTGGTTTGGCCCAGATTCGTGTGGCAGCTTATTCCGGCCACATTACAAATCAGAACCCCGCACTCGCTGCGACTGATTCGCTGGGTGCGATGGCAAATACCAAGTTTAACGGTGGTGGTGAATATTTTAAATTAGAGTCGGGCTTCCCCATGCTGGAAGATGCTACCTATCCCCTGCGTGAAATGGCATCTATTGAGTGTGCCTTTAAAGAGGTGACACCCAAAAACATTGCTATTGCTTTGGGTTTAAGCCCGTCTGCGTATAGTCAGTCTCACGCCGGTGCTGTGCCTCTTGGTACACTGGCAACACCTGTGTATTTGCGTGTTGAGGCAGTTTATACTTTCCCTGATGGTAGTAACCGAATGGTTATCATATTCCCCAGAGCGCAGGCTACCTCAGCTATTGAGATGGAATTTGCCCCTGAGGAACCCGCTGCCATTGCCCTTGTGCTTGAAGCGAAGAGGGCTGACAGTGAGGTTGTTGATGCTAATAACCCCGGCAACGTTGCATGGGATGACAAACCTCTTGGTGTAATTCGATGGGACGATGGTACTGGTACTTCTTGGACAACTACCTCTACCACGACAACCACAACTGCTTAACCTTAACTAACTTTATGGAGGCATTAAAATGGCCAGTGAAATTAAACTCAATCCTCAGGTGCGAACAGTCACTATTGGTGTTCGCACCTTGAGGAAGATTAAAGTCTACCCGCTTTCTCTAAAAGACCAGCTTGACTTAAGCGACCTTATTATAAGTGCTTTGCAAAAGTATAATGAGATCGTTGCCGATACTAAAAAGTCTGATATGCAGATTTTATCTGAGGTCGGTGGGTTTGTTATGGAATTTATTAATGAGAACATCGACCGCATAATTGACAAAATCACCGATACCGATGAAGATATCAACCTGCTTGAACACATTACCAACGATCAGGCTCTTGAGATCGGTAAAATCGTATATGAGGTCAATTTTGCAAAATTGTTAAAAAACGTGAAGAGCCTCTTCGGGGAAGAACCGGCGACAGAACAACTCTTGAAGAGGCAATCACCGCAGTCTGCGAAGTCTACGGGGGCTACAGGCTCGAAGACTTCTTCAGTAAAAGCTTCAAAGAAGGCGGGGTAACCTTTGAACAGTTGCTCATTTTGTTTGAGCACTCTCAGAAACGTGAGGCCGAACGGTTGAAGTTTCAGGCCAAGGTAGCCGGTGCTGAGATCAAAGAGAAAAAACCCGAAGACAAATTTTTATTTAAAGACCCAAAAGATTATGAGGACATGCCGATGGAAGAACGGCACAAACTCACCCAAGAAATGAAGGCTTATTTTATGACTAAGCTTGGAGGTGGCAAGATAGGTGGCTGATAGATCCTTAAATTTAGGTACGATTTTTACATCTGATATAAATCAGTTTCTACGTGGTATCACCCGGATGCGTCAAGCTGTCGACAATATGGCAAGACGCACTCGTAGTTTCACCCAGATGAATACTGCCATGCGGCAGTTAGGCACCACTGCCGAACAAACTGGCCGTAGAATGCGTGACCTTGGCAAAAGAGTCGATGATGTTGGCAAACAGATGCGGAACACCGAGGGCGTTTGGAACCGTATTAATCGTGCTATGAAGGTCACGGCCTCTTATGGGGTTGCGGCCACCGTTTTGTTTTCTATTACGAAAGCTCTGAGAGCCGGTGCATCAGAGATTGTTACCTACGATCAGGCTTTGAAAAACTTGCAGGCGATCACCCGTGCCACTAATGCTGAAGTTTCTGGTATGGGTGAGGTCATAAAAGATGTGGCCCGCACAACTAAGTTTTCCACAGGTGAAGTTGCTGAGGGTATGGTGCTTTTGGGGCAGGCTGGTTTTACTGCCACCGAAGCAATGCAGGCGATGCAGGCCACTGCTGATCTTGCCACCGGTACTTTGTCAGACATGAAGCTGACAACCGACTTGCTTACCACTACTGTAAGAGCCTTTGGGCTGCAAGCCATTGAATCGACCAGAGTTGCTGATGTTATGGCTAATGCTATCAACCGATCAAAACTTACCATTGATAAACTCAGAATTGCCTTTAACTTTGTTGGTGCCGCTGCTTCTCAGGCAGGGCTTTCTTTGGAACAAACCGCTGCAAGTATGATGGTACTTGCCAATAATGGTTTGAGAGCATCAACTATTGGTACGGGTTTGAGACAGGTCTTAGCCCGACTACTTGCCCCCAATCGTAATCTTAGACAAGAGTTTGAGGCTCAGGGCATACAGTTAGATAAAGTTAACCCCTCTGTAGTTGGTTTTCGAAAAGCAATGGAAAATATGTCTGCCATCTTGGTGGATACCGAAAAGAAAACCGTTAATATGACCAAAGCTTACCGTCTTTTTGGGCTTCGTGGTGCTCAAGCGGTTGCTATACTTGCCCGTGCTTTTACAAGTGGTGAATATACCAAAATGCTTGACAGGGTTTTGGAAGTCGGCACTGCCGCAGATATGGCTGCGACTCAGGCTGAAGGTCTTTGGGTCAAACTTAAAAACTTGGCTGACCGTGCTAAATTGATTGCAGTAGCTTTTGGTGAAGCGGGGCTTATCAATGTGATGAAAGCGTTTTTAGATGTACTAAAAGCCCTTACCATTGCTATTGAAAAATTGGCGAGATCAAAGCTTGGTCAGGTCATTATACAATTTACCACTTTTACCATAGCCCTAACCACTACTGGTAAAATCATACAGCTTCTAGGTGTTGGGCTGTTCAAGCTAATAGGGATGTTTGGTGCTGTATCAACTGTTCTTGTAGGCATGAGAGCAGCTTTTATGGGTGCTGGTGCTGGTGTTAAAGGTTTGACCGCTGCGTTTAGTTCATTGGGTATTGCTGGGGCTACTACCCTTGGTCCTATCATTGCTATTGCTGCTGCTTTGGCTGCTGTTATAGTGGCGATCAAACTTTATGCAAGTCAGACACAAAGGGCTGTAGATGCCACAGTAAAAGTTCAACAAAAAGCCCGCACTGCTGCTGACAACCTTAATTTATATAAGGCTGCTTTAACGACTCTGGCTGAAAAACAACGTCAGGGGGAAGATATATCCAATGAACACGCTTCAACTATACAGAGGCTTGTAGCAGCGTACCCACAGTTAAGCGGGGTCGTTTCTGAATCGACCGATGCTTTAGACAAAAACACAAAAGCGGTTCAAAGTGCTTATAGAGAGGAACTTCAAAAAAACCTTGAACATAATATTGAACTGGTTGGTCTTTACAATAAAAGAATTGAAGAGGCTACGTGGCGTGTGGGTCTTAAAGCGAAAGTTTTGGGGTTATTAAGTTTCGTTCTCGAAAAGGTTGGCAAACTCTTTGCTTGGCTGGTAGACATCGTTGGGAAATTTGCAAAACAGTGGATACTGTTTGCCACCATCGTACCACGCACATTGCTGCGTTTGGTAACAGGTATCGACCCTGTTAAAAAGGCTTTTGAGGATTTGAACAAAAGCATAGACGAGGCGGGTAAAAAATCAAAAGAATTAAAATCGATTAATGAGGAACTTGAAAACACCTTTGTTGAAATTGCAAATACCATGCGTGAACTTGACCCTGCAAGACCTGTTTCAGAAATATTAGGTGAATTGCGAAGATTAGGTGCTTCTGAGGCAATTATAACACGTATTACCAGTTTGTGGAAGCAGCAAGAATTTCAGTTAAAAGATGTTCGTGAAGCTTGGCGTGATACTTTAGATGATTTACCCAGTATTTTTAAAGATACTTTTGATCAATTAAATGCTGTAAGACAGGTTGATTTTGCCAAAGCTCTTGAGTCTATGGATAAAGAGATCGCTGCCTTTAAGAAAAAAGCAGACGAAATTGGTATAACCACTGAAAAACAGTATGCGGCAATTGCCCGGATACGAGCGAAGAACCTCGCTGAATTTGTTGAAGATGTTGAGGGTGAAACCGTTGCCGTTGAAAAACGTTATGATCTTGAACTTGAGATGCTGGGTGAATTTACTGAAAAGCTTAAGGAACGTAGTGATGAACGTATTGACATTATTTCTAAAGGGTATGAAGAGGAGCTTCACGAAGCTAAAAAAAGAGGTGAGGGTGTCGTTGAAATTGAGAAACGAATGAATGAAGAAATTAAAGCTGAACGTGAAAAACTGGGTGAGGAACTTAGAGGTATCGAAGAGGAACAAAACCGTCTTCGTAAGGAACGTGAAGAAACCCTTATAAAAGAAATGGTCGGTGTCCAGAAAAAGCTCACCAAAGAGATCGAAAGTGAGCTTGAAAAGCGTATCAAAGACGCAGAGAAGACTATCGAGAAAACCCGAAAAATAAGTGAGGCTCTGGGTGAAAAAGCGGTTGATGCGATGACCAAGATAAGGTCTGCTGGGCGTGAGGGTGAGGTAAATGAAGAAGCTAAATATGCCAATGATTTGAGGGCAATTTACGCCTTAATAGATCAGGCCCGACGAAAAAGCTTTGAGGAATCAAAAGGTCTTTATGGTGAGGCCATCGACAAGGCAGCGGAACTGCCCAGAGTTGTACAAGATGAGTACGGTAGAACGATACAAACCCTTACATCTACTCAGACTCAGGCCAGCAATATTTTGACCAATATTTATTCTGAGATACAAAATAGGGCAGCGGCCACCAAAAAGCAGCAAGAAGAAACGATGCAGAGTGCTCAGTCTCAGATTAATGAACTTAACACAGCTACTCAAGAATTTGCCAAGACCTACGATGAACTCAGCCGTAAAAAGCTTGTACTTCAGACCGAAGAGGCAATGGCGAAAATTCAACAGACTTTTGGTATCGTTTCAGAGTTGAAGACCGAGTGGGAGTCAATCCAAAGTAAAACGGTTACTTTAAATATTAAAGTGAAAAAGTCTGGATCTTCTGAATCTGGTAAGGAATCAGCGGCAGAGGGTGCTGACACTGAGAAAAAGTTAGGCGGCAAGATCATCGAAACACCTGAACGATTCGAGATAGGGGGTGTGGTCAAATCAACCGCTGACCGTTTGAAAAACACCATGTCTTTTATTGCAAGGAAGACAGGCGGCTGGGTTGGCAAAGCGATGAGCATTGGCCAGCGTATTGCAGGCTATGGTGGCGGTGATAAGGTTAGGGCGCTTCTGGAACCCGGTGAGTGGGTAATTCGAAAAGAAGCTGTCAGAAGGTATGGCGACCGTTTTATGGAAATGGTTAATTCAATGAAAATGCCCACCTTGCAACCACAAGCTGTAGCAGTTGCCACTAACGCTGTTTCAACGCCCGTTGCTCTGTCAGCACCGGTCAAAATGCAAACAGGCGGTCCTGTAGAAAGAAAATCAGGCGGTCTTAATCTTAACATAACTATAGCACCTCGTTTTATGACAGGTGATAGAAAAGCTGCCCGTCAGGTTGCGATTGATGTAAAACGAGCACTTGAAGATTTGGGGGTGAGGTTAGGCTAATGGGCCAGATTAAAATATACCCGTATAATATACTGGCTGAGGGCACCACAACGGTTACCGGTGACCCAGATTCAGGTTACCCTGAAGCAAGGCTTTATGATTTTTCTATCGATTTTTATTGGAAGAAGACTGCCGCCGCTTCTACTTACTTTTTTCACACAGACCAAGGCTCAACTATTTTACCCGTCGATTTTTTAGCTATTGAAACTCACACGTTTAACGGCCTCACTGTTCATTGGGAATATTCTGACAACGATTCCGATTGGTATGCCGCTGTTTCATCTTTTGTTTCAGGCAGTGGGCAGATTATAAAGACTCTTGCTTCACCGTTATCACACCAATATTGGCGGGTTAGGGTTATCAGTGCCACAAGCCCACGATGCACTGAAATCTTTATGTCGAGGGGTTATGCTTTCAACGTTGATTTTGGTGAGGAACCTGAAAGTGCAGACATCGACAATGTTATCTGGCAAGAAATGCTTGGAGGCCTTGAGAGATCGGTAAAACTTGGTGAAGAAAGAAAATCAAAAGAGTATACCGTTGTTTTAGATAACACGGCGGCTTTGAATTTTAGAACCGCTGTGGGGTATATGGAAAACTACAGCCGACCGTTTTATTTTAAAGACCATGAAGACAACTATTGGCTCGCTCGGTTTCAATCGGTTTCAAGAGAAACTCATTTGACAGACGAGGTGGGTCTTGTTTCAAGAAATGTCGAAGTCGTTGAAATACTATGAAAACTCTTTCTTCTTTCAATGATACAAAAGTCGATAGCCCACACGTAAGCCCTGTACTTCTTTTTGAGATTTATTTAAGTGGCATTACACTTTATTTTTGTGATAGGATATTTGGTTCGGGCAGCACCCGTAATGTTTTTGACTCCCAAGTATGGGAACCTATTGTACTTGAGTGTGATGATATCAAAAGCGGTAATGTTAAGACGAGTGGTAAAGTGCCTGAACCAAGCACAGGTTCCATTCTGGTTGACAATACCGTGCCTGTCGGCGGGGCCAGTTCATTTACGGCTCTTTTCTCATCGAATACCGTTTTTTACCAAAATATAAAAATCTATAAAATATATGAAGGTGCAAGTGCTACGGCAGACAAGATTCTTCTCGTTGATTCTGAAATAGAAGACATCGAGATGGAACGTGAAACCGTGCGCCTTTACTATACTTCCTCAGATGTCACGCTAAATAAAAAATTCACTTCTGTTTTTTGTGAGCTTGACACTTACCCCGGTGCTGAACCGGATGATGTTGGCAAGATGCTGCCCATCGTTTATGGCAATGCGAAAAAGGTGCCTTTTATTGGTGTTGACACGGGCACTCTTGATACCCTCTCTGGTGATATAAATAGTTCGGTGACCAGTTTATCTGTTTCTGATGCGGCGGGCTTCCCACTGGCGGGGGGCACGGTACAGATTGACAGCGAGCAGATCACCTATTCATACCGTTCCGGCAACTTGCTTAATGGTTGTACTAGAGGGGCGAACGGCACTACCGCTGTTGCCCATGAAAAAGGGGCGATTGTCGCTGAAGTGCAGGCTGCATATATCTATGTCATTGGCCATGCTGTAAAATCGATTGATAATGTATATGTGGAACACCGTAGCTCTGGTGAATTTATATTGCAGTCGGGCAATTACACGGCATACACAGGTCAGACCGGCGATGAACACCCTTCTTACCCCAGCAAAGCCGTCATTCAATTTAATACGTTGCCTACTATTGAGAAACAGGTAAATTTAGAGATTGAAGACACTATAGAGGTTTTGGATACCATTGACCTTGATGACCCTTCACATAGGCATGGGGGCACACCTGAGGTCGGGGTGTGGTATGATATACCTTGGCAAACTGGTGGTACGGTGTTCTATCCAGAGAGGGTGTGTGATGGCTCTTTGTCTGAATCTACCTATCTTGCTTCACAGGGTGCTTATGTGGAATGTAGAAAGATAATGAATCTACCCACAGGTGGGAATATGTATAGCATGGAGATGTGGGCACATATTTACTTTCTTGATGCCAATTGCAATGTAAAGCTTACGTTCTCTCTTAGTGCTGGTGGTGAAATGGTTAATTATTCTAAAACGTGGGACAGCACTGGGTTTAAAGTACACCCCTCTGGCGCAGCGATGCTCGATGTAAGTGATTTTTCAATGAATGATATAAGGCAGTCTACTCTAACAGTGGAAAGGGGGGGTGGCAACCCTTATGGAAATGCGTTGGTGACTGAAGTATGGGTTGTGATTAGATTAGCACCCGATAATTCATTAACTAACGTTTCAAAGACCGGCGCAGCCGAAAAGCAGGGCACTGTCACGTTGTCTGGTAACAGTACCGCTGATACTGTGATTGGTGGCAGGGTGTGTGCCGATGTTAAAGGGTATCAAGCCGATGCGTCTGGCAATTATGGAACTACTGGAGCTTTAATCGAACGACCCGATTATATTTTTAAACACTTTTTAGTGAATCATTGTGGTTGGTTAATCTCTGATTTTGGCAGCACTTATACCGATGCTGCGAGCAATTTTAACCTTAACAATATAGTGCTCGCTCCAGTTTTGCTTGATAGGCCAAATGTTATGGAATTTCTTTCTAAGATGGCCTTTCAATGTCATAGTATACAGTTCTTTGACGAGGGCGATCACCAGCTTATTTTTTTAGCCGATGACGACACTGCCAATAATACAATTGAGCAGGCCAGAATTGATGCTCACTCTGTTAAAGTTAGATACACCCCAAGGGCCGAGATTGTAAATCGTTATACTGCCTCTTATAATAAGGAATGGGTTCAAGCGGGTCGTAGTGACATAGAGGACGAAAAGTCGGTTTTACAGGTTGATGACGCTGCAAGCCAAGGTGTTTACGGGGTACTTGAGGGTGATGTTGTCGACCTTGATTTTATTAGAAGCGAGGCTCAGGCCCAATCGCTTTTAGAGTGGTTGCTCGAAGACAACGCTTTGCCGAGATTGGTCATTGATTTTGAGGGCGGTGATTTTTTAGAAGCGCACCAAAAAGGCGACATCATTGATTTTACTTTTGATAACGGTAGTGAATTAGATAAAGAATTTCTTGGTCTGGTTGTCAGCGACACGACTAAATTCAGGGTTGTCGAGATAAACAGGGCATCGAGTGGTAAAAAGTATATTGAAGCCAGACAATCATCTCTTACGGTAACAGGTGAATATGATGTTTACCTTGACAACACCAGATGGGAACCTGATCAGTTAAATGCTGTGACCTCTTCTTCTTGGGATTCTGGCAATACTCGCTGGAATTTTAATATTCACGCCAATGCGAACGGTGGTAAAATCGTTGCCATCGGTACATGGGCCAATGCCATACGGCCTGCAAAGATTAAAATTACACACGATCACGGTGGCACACCCTCATTGACGATTCGAGCCACAAATGGGATTGTCTACCAGACTTCTGCTTATACGTCTGGCACTGAGATAACGCCTAACTGGGCAAACCGTATTGGTATTGAGTCGATTCAGTTAGAGGTGAGTGCTGGTGATGATTCAGTGTTCCACGTATCAAATATTGAGTTGTGGTCGCAGGCACCATCTGTCACCCAAACAACTTCGACTACCACTTCAACAGTTTCAACCACAAGCTCGACAGCTTCAACGGCCTCGACTACCACGACAGGTTCTACCACGAGTTCCACCAGTTCGACGGCCTCAACCACTCACAGCACAACTACGTCTACCAAGACATCATCAACGGTTACCACGACGGGTTCCACCTACTCGACGACATCATCCACAGCTTCGACAAGTTCCACAAATACCACAAGCTCAACAGCATCTACCACGAGTTCCACCAGTTCGACGGCCTCAACATCAAGTTCGGCTTCAACTACATCAACAGCTTCTACAACCAGTAGTAGTAGTAGTACGGTTACCACCGTAACAACTGGGCCACCGTGTGCTTATTCTAATGGTGATATTTTTGAAGACCATTTTAAGTCGGTTGCTGGCTGGGTAGATAACGACAGTGGTACCGGTGTTTCTCAGCAAGCTCTATTTGATGGTCTGCACACCTTGAGTCTGTATCAGGCAAATAACAATGGTCAGGCTGAAAGATACAGGGATTTGGCTTCTTACACAGCCGACCGCTGTGTGGTAACGGTTAAATTATATATTGATACGATGGGTTCCACAGCGGGTGAAATTGAGGGTGTCTTTGTCAGGTTTACCGGCATAGATGATGACTCTGATAAGTGGACTCTTAATGCCCGTTGGCGTTCTGACGGCCTGTTTATTTACAATGGTTCATCGTGGATAGAAGTGGGCACAGATGAGGTAACACTTGATCAATGGGATGAATGGACATTTGATTGCAGAAACCTTGCAGACATAACCACCGCTGTAGTTGATGTTTATCTAAATGAGGCACTTATTGATTCTAATGTGTCACTGCAAGATAACAACAGTGATGGTGATGGTAGATTAAGAATGAGAATAGACACTTGGGCCACCGCTAATGTGCAGGCATACTTCGATTATATAAGGCTGGGTACGGGTTGCGATGATGAGGGATTCACGACAACCACTACCACTTCTACAACGACAACGACCACTTCTTAGGAATATTTCGTAACCTATTGATTTGGAGCCAAAATCTTGATATACTTACCTCAAAGACTGTTGATAGAATGTTAACAGCCCTTAAACCAGCTTCGGGTAAGGTCTGGCAACTTCTTGTGAGGTACTTTACATGACAACAAACAAAGAAAAACTACACAAGATTTGGTTGGAAGAGCACGAAAAGGCTGATTTTAACAAGGCCGAGGCATTTAGAAGGGCCGGTGTTAGTGAAAGAGAGGGTAGGAGATACTGCAAAGAGTGGGAGACCGGCATATCCTCTTATATTCAAAAAAAGGGGGGCGGTGATGGTGGTAGCAGTGAGAGTGTTAAAAAGTCGTTTGGTCAAGATACCGGTTGCATTGAGTTAAACAGTTATACGATTTGTGATAAAGATGATGCTCTTCGAATTGCTAAAATTGATCTCGATAAGTGGGAAATCATCAAATACACTTTCAACTCTTGGCAGGTTACTTTAAAGCTTCGTAAAGAAGTGGGCGCAGATGATGATGGCAAACCTATTTATGAAGATGTGCCTGATACGAAAACCAATTACCAGCATAAGTTTGATTTAAAAACTAAGGTTCCACACCCGTTTGAGATAGCAATACGTGAACTTATTAAAGAGATACCGAAATTTGAAGTGCCAAAAGCCCCTAAGTTTACCGCCCCATCCGGCATTGCTGGGGAGATAGCCCTCTTAGATGCTCATATAGCAAAGATGGCATGGGCGGCTGAGACAGGTAGAAGGGACTATGATTTGAAGATAGCTGCAAGAGATTACCTCAATGCTTGTGCAAAAAATTTATCGTGGATAGAACCTTATAAACCTGAAAAAATATTTTATATTCTCGGTCAGGATTATATGCACGTTGAAAATTATTCAGGTACTACACCGAAGGGTGGTAATGTATTAGATGTTGATAACCGGCTGCCTAAAATAATTCAGACTGCTATTGAAGTGCAGTTGAAGTGTATTCGTATGTGCCGAACAGTAGCCCCTGTCGAAGTTATCTGGGTACCCGGCAACCATGACGAACATGCGAGCTTGTGGCTGGCCTGTGTTGTCGATCAGGCTTTTCAGGATGATGAGCATGTCGATGTTGATTTAAGCCCAATGAAGAGAAAGGCAAGGCGTTGGGGTTCCCTTGTGGTAGGATGGGCACATGATATTCATAATAAGTTCCCAAGTTGGAATAATGAGTTAGCTCAGGCGTTCCCAGATTTATGGGGTATGGACAAAGAGGGCACTGTCAGTAAATTTAGAGAATGGCATTGTGGCCACAAACACAAGAAGATGGAAACTAAAATGCACCCCATTCTTACTCAAGGGGGTGTACTTATTCGTCAATTAACGGCACTATCTCCTATTGATGCGTGGCACTTTGAAAACCTTTTCACTGATGCCGTGCCGGGGGGTGAGAGCTTAATCTGGTCTAAGGATCACGGTGTGATAGCCAATTTCACAGCGTGGTCTGACGACCCAATCAAAACAGAAAGTAGTTAGAAATGAAAATCTACAATTAAAGAAAGGAATCACAATCATGCTTGAAGACAAAAAAGTTGCAATCTTAACCACGTTTCAAGAGTTTATACCCGGCTATTCCTTGACGGGTATTGTAGCCGATCAGGTCAAAATGCTGGCCCGTTACAATCACGAACCCCATCTTTTTGTAAATGAAAATTATACTGACCATAAGTATCCTTCACCAGAGGGAGCCATCATTCACAAAAAGATGCCTTTTGCCCATCTCAAAGACTACCGCAGCGCACAAAACATTACCCCAGACCATCAGCAGGTAATCGAAAAAACTGTTGAGGTCTTGTCTGAGGAACTAAAAGACATCAATGTAATTTTCACCCATGATTTTATTTTTACTGGGTGGAACCTGCCCTACGGCATTGCCCTTAAAGAGATTGGTCGCCGTTTACCTAATACCCGTTGGCTGCATTGGATTCACTCTGTGCCCTCTGTGCGCTCTGATTGGTGGGAAATCAAAACGTGGGGTAAGATGCACAAGATCGTCTACCCCAATGAAACCGAGCGCACCCGTGTGGCCGAGCAGTATCAGGGGTGGGATGACGACGTTCGCACAATACCCCATTTTAAAGACCCTCGTACTTGGTTTGATTTCTGTGAAGACACCAATAAATTCATCGATGAATACCCCAATGTTATGCAGGCCGATATCGTTCAGATTCTACCGGCCTCAGTTGACCGTCTTGTGGCGAAAAGGGTAAAAGAGGTATCGTATATATTCGGGCACCTGAAAAACGATTTATCGAACTCTGTGTGCCTTGTAGTGGCAAATCAATGGGCTACCACTAGGCAGCACAAAGAAAATATCGAAAAATACAAGGCCGAGGGTGAGAAAGTGGGCCTCACACTGGGTGTGGACTACATTTTCACCTCAGATTTTGGTAAGGAATACGAGGTGGGTATCTCGAAACGCATGATTAGAGAACTCTTCTTACTCTCTAACCTTTTTATATTCCCCACCCGTGAAGAGTCTTTCGGGCTGGTGGTGCCAGAAGCAGCCCTGTCGGGTTGTTTTATGGTGCTCAATAAATCGTTGCAGATGCAGGTTGAAGTCAGTGGTAACAAGGCCAAGTATTTTGATTTCGGTTCTCACCACATGAACTTTGAGGTGCCGGGGCCGAACTACTGGCTCGATCTGGCCAAGATTATTTTTGGCCGTATGAACCAAAATGAGGCTTTAAAAACTAAGACCTTCTGCCGCCAGACTTATAATATGGACAACCTTTACAAAAAATACTACGCCCCGATAATGAGAGAGATGCTTGCACTATGATAGTCGATTGTTTTACATTCTTTAATGAGTTTGATATTTTAGAGATCAGGCTGCACGAGCTTGACAAGTGGGTTGATCGATTTGTGCTTGTGGAATGCCCTGAAACCTACAGTGGCGAGAAAAAACCTCTGTGGTTTAAGGAGTACAAAAATGAGTATGATCGTATAAAGCCTTTTATGTCGAAACTCACCCATCTTGTCGCCCCCCCGCCCGAAAACCCCAGAAATGTGTGGGATAGAATTAAGGCTCAGACCGATTACCTGATGACTGCCTTAACCGACTGTGCCAATGATGATTTGATTTTGGTGGGTGATGTGGATGAAATACCGATGGGCAAAGATTTTAAACTGGTAAAGATCGATTGCAGGGGCTACTCTGTTTTTATTCAACGCCAGTATTTTTTCTATTTTAACTTAAGAAGGCCGGGTGGATGGCCGGGAACAATTCTGTTACCTTACTGGTTAGTCAAAGATTTTGATTCGTTGTACGATGTGCGAATGAAACGCAGAAGCGGCCACGCTGTCAAAAGCGGTGGGTGGCACTTTACGAAAATAGGGGATATTGACAGCGTGGCTCTAAAACTAAAATCATCCGGCCACTACAACCTGCCAAGTGTTAAAAGAATGTGGTCTGACAAAAAGGTTTTGCGTGATAAGATGGATGGCTCAAGAAAGATAAAAGGCAGACAACTTTTTGTTTCATCCATCGATGATCACCCGAAATGGTTTCTTGAAAATGTTGATAGATTTAAACATATGCTAACAGAATGATACAATGGAATTTTGTCTATTAGGTTTGTGTATATTAAGCGGTTTGATTGGTATTTATATTCTGATTACCACTCTTATTGAAATGAGAAAAAATGGGCATACACACTGAGCGAGTTAAATGGGCGAATAGGTTGTTGGGTGACAGAAAAAATATCATTGCTGTAGAGATTGGTGTGTGGAAGGCTGATTTCTCGAAAATGATGCTCGAAAGCAATGAGAATATTTCTTGTTGGTGGGGTGTTGACCCTTACATGCCTTACGGCAGAAAGCACAGAAAAGAGGATGCTTGGGATGCAATCTACGAAAGAGTGGTTAAAAAAATGGAAACTTTTGGCGACCGTTTTGTTCTCGTTAGGCGTACTTCTCAATCTGCTCTATCTGTTTTACCTCGTGACGTTGATTTTGTTTTTATTGATGGCAATCATGATTACGAGTGGGTTCTGCACGATCTTTCGTATGAACAGATAATAAAATCAGGTGGTATACTGGCCGGTCACGATTTCACAACGCCTAAAGACGGTATCAGAAGGGCTGTTAATAAATACATAACTAATAATCACAGGCGGTTAAATGTCGATTCAACCTTTGATAAGAGTGGGGTGTATTGGTGGCAAGTCCAACATTAACCTTTTTGTATCAACCACATCCATATGACATAGACCCTGATGCACAATTGGGTCTGGGCCTTCTTTTACTTGCAACTTATGCCAAACGGTTAGGGGCTGAAGTGAGGGTTATCAACGCTCAATCGGCCACCATCGATGAGGCTGTAGAGATGGTGCCCGAATGTGATTACCTGATGATGTACGGCTGTCTGATCGATAAACCGATTATCGAAGAGATCGCTGCGGCTGTGAAAGACAAAGTTGATTGGGTGTGTGTTGGTGGGCCTATTGCTATAGGCTATGTTGAAAATGTCAATTATATTGTGCAGGGTTTTGGTGAAGATTTTATTTGTTCCCTTATAATGACTAATGAAAAGTGGTCACCCCTGCGGTTAAACCACAATATAAATTATTACCCTATGCCAGATAGATCACTTATTGAGGGCAGTTTTGGCGGCAACATCTTTAGGTATAAAGGTTCAAGGGCTGAAGTCTCGACAACACTGCTGACTTCAAGGGGTTGTCGATTCAAATGCGCTTTTTGCACCTCCGGCTCTGAACATTTTTTTGAGGAATACCTTTTAACCCGCATAGAGAAGGAACTTGAACAGTGCCTCAGCCTTGGTATCACGAGCATAAGAATCAGTGATGACAACCTGATCGCAAATAAAAAACGCTTGTTTAAATTATGTGACTTGCTAAAAAAAGCAAGTGTGAAATGGCGTGGTAGTATTCGAACCCACCCCTCTAATATAGAACTGTACTGTATGATGAAAGAGTCGGGCTGTGAGGAACTTTCTTTCGGTGTGGAATCAGGTGACGAGAGTGTGCTCAGGTTGATGAATAAAGGTACCAGCAGAAAGAAAAATACCAATGCTATACAAAATGCTAAGAGAGCAGGCATTTTTACCAGAGCGTTATTGATGATGGGCACCCCCGGTGAAACTGTTGATACGCTGGGCCACAATATTTCATGGGTAAAAGAGGCCCAGCCCGATATGGTCAGCCTTAAGATATTTGTTCCTTACCCCGGCACTGATATCTATATTCGGCCCAAAAAATACAAGTGTTTTATTCACTGGCCATTAAACACGGTGAATAACTCTGCATACAGACCTGATGATACACAGCCGAAGGCCAATATTGATACCGAAACTCTTAAGGCATCAGAGCTTACACATCAGTTTGACAAAATGCGTAACTGGTTAGAGGCTCAGGGTTTAGAAAATCGTGGATGATAAAATCAACATATGCTACACCTTTCACACAGGTGCAAACCGCCACTATATATCAAAAGTATTATTTTTGATGGATGAGAGTGATGATTACGATGTGCGAGTGGCAAGAATATCGTTAAATGATTTTATTGAAAGTGGTGTGCCCAAAGGCCCCGACGTGTTGTTGTACCAGACCTTTCCAGACGAGCACAATAGGGGCAAATTCACCCCCCGTTTGATTGGAGCTTCAGATT